CCCGGAGAGCTGCCCGGGGAAAGTCAGGCGGTGCAGGTTTCGGCCGTCGTTCCCGGAGAGCTGCCCGGGGAAAGTCAGGCGGTGCAGGTTTCGGCCGTCGTTCCCGGAGGAGCTGCCCGGGGAAAGTCAGGCGGTGCAGGTTTCAGCCAGCGTTCACTAATACCAAATATTTCATAACGTCCGCCATTTCAGGCTTTTGCCAACATTTGCCGAAATTCCCGGGTAGTGTTTAAAAAAAGTTAAAACCTTTCAGGTTTCAACTTTTTTTAAACACTACCCTACCGTTCTTTTGCGGGGACTAGCCCCCGCACCCCCAGTCTCACTTGCGACGCCGCGCGGGCAGGGGTCTCCGCTTCGCTTTGACACCCAGCCCACGGGCTGGAGTGTTGGGTCAGTTACAAGGCATCAAGGGGGTATTCGTAAAGATTGTTCCGCTGCGCTACTCAATCTTTACAAAGCTTCCCCCTTGACACCTTTCCGCTTCCCCGAAGGCCCAACGGTGCAGGTTTCGGCCGTCGTTCCCGGAGAGCTGCCCGGGGAAAGTCAGGCGGTGCAGGTTTCAGCCAGCATCCCCGGAAGAGCAGGCGGGGAAAGTCAGGCGGTGCAGGTTTTGGCCGTCGTCCCCAGAGGAGCAGGCGGAGAAAGTCAGGCGGTGCAGGTTTTGGCCGTCGTCCCCGGAGGAGCAGGCGGCCTACCGGAAGATTCCGGCGGCCGCCCGAATCAATCCTTCTTACCGCCGAAGACGATAAATCCCGCCGAAATCGTTGCAAGTACAATCACGATGTACTTAATCTTTTCTGCAAAGCCGCAAACTTGGTCGTATTTGAATTCGTAGGTTTGCCCGACAACCTGGAATTGACGGGGCTGCGGGCAAACGGCCGTAGTCTGTAAAAAATAATCGGGCTGCCAAGTGGTGCCGTTGTCGGAATGAGGCAGTTCAAAACCTTTATCATTTGCGTCTATATCGCCAAGTTTTGCGCATGCAAGGCTGTCGCTGCCTTCCGGGCAGTTTTCACCCTTCTGTCCGCTTTGACCGCCGCCCGCCGTATTTCCGCCGCTTTTGCCGTCTTTGCCGACACTTTTGCCGTTATTGGGGTCGTTATCGGCGGCAGGTTTGGAATCAGCCTCTTTATCCGGCCTGCTCATGACCTGAACCGTCGAATTATTGTTTGTGATGGATATTCCGCCCGTGGGATTTGATGCGTTGCCGCCCGGACGTGAATTTGACCAGTCGGAAGGTGCATTAACGGTTATCACATCCTGCTTTGTCGCCCCGTTGCCGTCGCGATAAGGCTCGCCGACAATGGACAATGTGCCCCCGGTGTTGATATCGCCCTGAATCGGTTGTATTTCCTTTCTGATCTGCTTGCCCAATTCGCCTTTATCGTTGATGTAGTCATTAGGATTCTTCTTAAAATCCTTTAAGGCAAACTGTTCCAAATCAACAATAGTCATCGAGTAGGGCTGTTCCCGCTTTTGTTTGCTTATACCCATACCATGACCGCCGCCATAGTTATTGTTGCATCCTGCGTTGTATGCGTTACCCTGTTTGTCCCTCAACACATATTTTGATATGCACTGCCATTCCTTTTTCGGTTTTTCATTAGCGTTTTTCCTTTTGTAAAAATTTTCGGTGGCTTCCTGTGCAAAGGCTATGGCTTCTTCTTCCGTCGAAAAATCTTTTGTTTCGCGTGTGGTACAATGACCAATACAATCAAGGTAATAATTGACCCTGTAAAAATATTCCCCAGCGGGCTTTTTATATTCACCGTTTTCGTCTTTTTTAAAACCGTCTTTTTCGGCTTCGGAGCAAATGCCTTTTGGTAAACCAACATATTCACCGAGTTTTAAAAAGCATATATGTGCTGCCGTTACACCTAACGCAGTACGACAAGTCGTATTGGTAAAACATTTAACTACAACCCTAGGTACAACATTTTCTAAAACAATTCCGCCAACCCTAACCACACCCGCCCAAACCACAGGCCAAACCACGCGGCGTATATGCCTTTTATTTAAGTGTTCTTTTGTGTAAACGAGCTTGTAAAAACCGTAGCCGTTTTGACCGTTTGATTTTGCATAGTGCAAATCTTCATAGTATTTTCTTGCAGCCGCCATATCGTAAGCGTGAAAATCGTTGCTATGGCGGGTTTTAAAGTCCATTTTTTGATAAAACAGGGTTGTCGCACCGCCTTTTGATGCGTCATAACGCCAATTCCTGTTTAAAAACACTTCCGGATCAATGTTGAAAACGAGTTTGCCTTCTTCGGCGAAAATATAGTTACCGCCCGTTAGCTGGATGATGTTTTCTGCTTTGGCCAAGGGGAGCAGTAATAAAAGGGAAACGGCGAATAGGAAAAGCTTCTTCATTTAAATAAAACCCACATAACAATCAGCGGCACAGACAAGCCTATAAAAAACCAAACGTCCATCATCTTTAGCCCCGTTATCTGTTAAACCATCTATGGATACGCTTAATGCCCCACATGGACAAAGACACGCCGAAAAGTGCCCAACCTATCATCAAACCGTCTTGGAAATTTTGACTGGGATCGCATTCCGGCAACGATGCGGTTACTTGCAAACCCTCAAACTGCCAGCCCAACGGCGTATATTGCATTTGATATATTTTCCCGTCATGGATGTTCGGCGTTACTTGGCTAAAATAAGCGTTTTCGGCGCTTTGCTTGGTTGCGTGACAGATATGGCCGACCTGATAACCCATGACTACCGCCTTTTATTCAATCCCGACCGATAATAGGCCGAACCGGAGTTATAAAAATCCAACCGCGCGCGAAATAATTTGGCACGCTTCATCCTGTTAATCCTCGCCCTTTTTATGCTGATGACCTTTAAAAATACCCGCATGGAAAAAAGTACGACATACAAGCCGATAACCAGCCAACCAACGACGCCGACATCAGTCAACAGTGATGAAAACGTATCTTTTATTGTTTGCAGAATCATTTTTTATCCTTTAAACCAAGCTAAAAATAAAAGGGCGGAAACCGCCCCTTGTCATCAGCGGAAGAATCGCATCAGGATCATTACGCCGAAAATTGCCACCGATACGCCGAGAATCAAACCGGCAACCGTTACAGCATCGGTTTTTGCCGTAGCAATATCGGTTTTTACAGATTCAGGCACTTCCGCCCAAACTTGAGTTGCAAAAGCCAACGGAGCGGCACCCATAACGGCAATTTGCTTGCCATATTTTTTCATGATATTCATGAGTTTTTCCTTTTTTGTTTTCCCGCTTTCGGAGGCAGGCGGGAGAGCCTGAAAATTTTGCGGGCTGTGAAGGGATTGATCAGACCGCCCGCCGAGCCTGAAACCGTTTAATTTTTGACTTCCGAACGTTCAAAAAAGCTGAAAATCGCGAACTGTTCGCCTATTTCGTCTATGCCGGCATCCATCGCATCTTCCTGAAAATCAAACTTTCCCGCCTGTTTGATATAAGGCGTTTGCGTTATTCCGCCTGCTGGATCAGGACATAAAAATTCGCCGCTTTCCAAATCCTGGACTATAAAACGTTGTTTGAATTCATACATTTTTCATCCTTTATTTATCTTTCGGATTCGGCACTACCTGAAAACGAACATCTTTCACTATGGCGGTTTCCTTACCGCTGGAATTGGTGGTACGGCCGATTAACAGTTCCATTTCCATTGGAAATTTAAGGTTTTTAAACATCTCGAAATTAGAGCTGTCGCCGAAACGTAATTTAGCCAAACCGACCCCTACGGCATTACCTGATTCGGCATTAAAAGGCGTCGCCCGGAAAATCGTGCAGGTATCGATCTGATTGCCTTCGATCTCGCCTTTAAATTTGGTTACGCCCATGATGATGGCTGTTTCGTACTTTTGCTGATTTAATTGATCAAAGTTCATTTGGTATATCCTTTAAGTCTATTGGTTGGTAAAAACTGGTATCTTCTAAAATTCCCATTTCATCATTTTGATGACCTTGGCCGATTTGGTGCATGTATTTCACGGTTACACCGTTATAGCTGTACTCTTGGGGATTTAAGCCTTTAGGGTATTTGCCGTCATTCGCCCTTAATCTTTCGCAAACCTGATCGGGCTTTATGCCGATATCAAGCATGAAATTCATCATGCGGCCTACTTGCTGCCTGGCATGGCGTTCCAATTTGTCAAAATTGATATTGACCATCCTTTTAGCGGTTTCGACACGTTCGGCCTTATTCTGAAAAATCGTTTCCCCTATCGGGTATGCCCCCGTCAGGTATTGGCCGGGTTTAATCAGCATATCGAGCGGCAAGACGGAATCGGCCTTTCTGAATTCGACTTCAAAACGCACCCAAGGACTATCTGGATCGCCCAACTGGCGGCCTTTTTCATAAATCCTGCAATATTTGGCCGAACCCCGCGAGCCGATGAAAAGCGTCATACCGCTGAAATCCTGTTTGTGCCAAGAAGAACCGCGGGTGTCTTTTTTCGGCCTGCGGTTGCCGTTATCGAAAAGGCCGTTTTCATGGTCTTCATATGCCTGATTGGGCGTGTACTCTCCATTCAGAAAATCGCAGGCCAAATCAATACGGGTAATGCGGGGACGGTCGGCATGTTCGAGAAAATGATAGAGGGAGACCTCCCATCCCTGTTTTGCCGCCATACATCCGACACCTTTTAAATCAATCAATACGGTATCGTTTTGTCCGCCGACGTGGATTTGCCCGTAATTCGCGTTGTCAGGTCCCAACTGATAATAACCGTCATAAAAAAATTTGCCCTTACCCGGCAATTTGCATAACACGCCGAAACCGAAAATCTGATCAACAACAAGGCTTAAATATTCGATTATTTGGTTATCGCCAATAATTTCATTCGGAAACCAGCTGTAAACCGTTTCAATTCCGAAGGTAAAGGTCAGGTAGTCAATCATCGCGCTGTCGGATTTGCCCTTACGGAGCGGAACTTCCAAAATTCGGCCTTTGGTATCGGTCAGCCAATGGGAGTAATACTCGACGTTTTGGAATTGAGACCAGTCAATTTCATAGGGAGCTATCAGGGCTTCGGTTTTCCTATCCCCCCCTGTTAGACGAGGGGGGGGCACCGTCCGCCGCGTCTGCGCCGCCCGCCCGAGGCGGGCTGTCGCATGCCGCGTCGGACGGTGTCCATACTCTGTCTTTCTGATGGCGGAAACGCTTTTGCAAAAACGCCAAGCCTTCGGATGCTTCCGCTTCCGCTTCAGCGCGTTTTTGTTCTTCGATTTCGCGTTCGTAGTCGAGCAGGTCTAGCCTTTGCTTGCGTGTGAGCTTAGTCATTTCGCCTGCTCCACCAAGTCGGGCTGAAATTTGAGTTCGGTCAGGTTGTAATAAGGGATATTTAACGCGGCAGCATGAAATTTGCCTGTAATGAATATTTGTTCGTCTGAAATATTCGCAGCGGTCGAAAGCGCGGTATACCGGCTTTTGTCCAGATGGATGAAGATTACGAGTTCGGCTTTTTGTTGGTTAAGCCATTGGAATGTAATGCAAGGATATTTTAACTTTTCCATTTCTAAGCCCCTTCTTGCTTATGTTGAGGAAGGGGGATTTAACGTAAAAATCCCCCGTCGGCAGAACCTACCGACGGGGCGCAATATACAAGGCCGTCTGAAA